TGGCGTATTTCGTTATTGCTTGAATAACGCTTGACGTATCTATCGGGGACGGTATCACTTAGTTCTTGTCGTATTGTAGCTGCTTGCTCGGGCAATCCTTCGCCCTCAATTAAAATAAAAGTATCAGTAGAGATAATGTTATCATCTTCAACAATCTGTACAAAGTTATTTTTGTAGTCCTCAAGAAATACAGCAAGGGTCTTCGTGGAATTTACAGTATCATTGCTGACGGGGAGATACACTGGTTCGGACATGTTTCTCAAGCCAAGCTCGTTTATCTCAAAGCTGTCGATGTAAGATGCAACCTTGATCTTTGAAAAAATGTTGTTCATAATAACAGCAAATCTTTTAACATTTAGTAAATCTGTCTCTTCAAAATTAAAAGAGAATCTGGATAACTCATAGTTCGAAAGAATCAGAGCTTTGATTTGCAGAGGAAATAAAGAAAAATCGATTTGATTTTTATTACGCAGAATGATAGATTCTTCATTTGTTAAAGATAAAAACTTAAATGAATCAAGAATTACTTCATCTGCGAAATAGTTTTTAATAGTTACAACTGCGTCTGGTTGGGCGTCCTCTTTTTGTCTTACAGATTCTGTCTGAGATAAAATCAAGCTGTTGCTTCCAAGATACTCTTTTATGTCCTCGCGTGTCTCATCGGTATCGATTGCTTCGTTTTGTGGAAAAGGTCGTCGAGCCACAAGGGTCGAAAGAAAGCCTCTTGTTCTTGCTTTGAATTTTTTTCTTCCTTTCGTTCTTCTCTTCTTTTTAAACTTTGGTTTACCACGCAAGCGGGACCTGTTTTTGATTTTCTTTTTTGGAG